AGCCGCTGCTCAAGCTTCAGTAGCCGCTGCCTTGGCCCTAGGAACAACAGGTGACCTTCGTTTCAATCCTTTCCCTCAATCATACGACTTTATCGTAACTGTTATCAACAACAACATCATCAGAGTTTCTGGTGGTGCTCTTGGTTTCCCAGTACTTTAAACATTATCCTCTCCCTTATCATATGTTATATACGTTTTCGTATATAAAATATAAACTACAATTTCTCTTCTATTTCAACAGTAACTTACCCCCATAACTTACAATCATAACACATTGTAATATAATCGTAACGGTCCCATTCACATTCAATTCCACAATTAAAACATCTATCATACTCATCATCGACATATTCACGATAACAAGGCTTACAATAAGTCTTCGAGTATTCAATAAGACAATATTTTCCAGTATCAGAATAAACAGAATCTCTTCCCTTTTTCATTATAGTTCCATCCTTTATCTTCTCTCTAAATATCGTATCGTTATTTTTACAAGTCAAACATACATTGTTCATCTGGTCCATGCACTGAAAACATATTATCTTCTTATTGTGAATATAACGGTCAATATCGAGCTTACGATTACAACATTCACATAAATCAACATAATCTTCAACTGTTTCCTTTTTCTTCTTTTCACGCTTTTTCGTACCAAAATTTGGAAATGATAAAAACTCTGAAGAAGGAGTTGTATTTTCAGATTCAAAGTAATCATCAAGTCTCATATTATTCAACAATACTTTTGACCAAGACGAACAATCAGTTGAAATGCATATATCTCCACATGCATTATAATCGAAATTCAACTTGTCCGTAAACTTGGAAAATATATCATAATCATAATCATTATAATCATTCTTCGATTCCATTGGGTGTGACACTAATTATTGGTTATGATTGTTCGCAAATTCAATTTTGTAAATTTATCAGAAATAATTCACCTTGAACTCGAGCATAGAAATCATTTGAATTTAACAAACTTTAAACGATATACTTATAAGGCCCATCACCCTTTACTACAGTCTCTGATTTCAAAGGTTCAACATTAATTGGTACTCTTAGAGCATGAACCAACCAGAAGAATCTACCATTTCGACCATAAACCATAAACTTTCCATCTTCAACTTGACATGTATTATAATTAATTATTTTATTATTGTTATAAATTCCAGTAACTTGTACTGTAAATTGAGAGAACGACTTTGTATATTCAGGTAAAATAACTTCTACCGAATCATTATTTGTTATTTCTGATTGTCCTCTATAATACACTCCTGCTTCAGGTCCTTCCAAACACCCGTGAACTAAATACTTCTCTTTATCAAGAGGATGGTTAATAACAAATGTTTTTGAAGAATCAATATATACTTCTCCGCTTGATGAATTCCAACGTAATACTTTATCAGTACCACCAGATGCACCACTTCTAATTGGTTTTACAAAAAATGCACTTTGAGTGTTAGTTGTAAAAGGACTACCAAGTGCATTTAAAATAATTGAATTATCATGCTGATTTGCATATCCAGCTTGATAACCAATTGCGATTGAATTAATTCCTTGACCCGTATATCCAGCTTGATATCCTATAGCGACATTTTTAGTTTTTGAACCGGAAGCTCCTGCATAATAACCTATTGCCACAGACTCTGTGCCTAAACCAGAATATCCAGAACCATGACCAATAGCTACTGACTTTGTTTCAACTCCATAATAACCTGCTAAATTACCAATAGTTACTGTTTGTGTTTTCAAACCTGTACCATCCACACCAGCCTGATGACCTATACAAACATTACTTCCTGCATTATTTGATTTTCCTGCTTGATATCCTATCGCAACTGTATAGGTTGCATTATTTATATTTGCTTCTGCTCCAATAGATACACTATTAATTCCACCACCTGTATTTAACCCTATCGCAACAGAAGATGTTCCTACTGTACTAGCACCATATCCAATTGAAACTTGACCGGTTGAATCTGACGATATTATTCTTCTTGTTGTTATTGAAGTTCCTGCTGTTAAATTTGAAGTTATAATTGGTGATGTTGATATTTCTTCACCAGCAATTATATAATCGTTGTATACCGAAAATGACATTTATTAATAATATAATAAATAAATCTAATAATAAAATGTCATTTTCGGTATACAACGATAAGGTAACTTTATCTAATAGGTCTTCGACACTATTATTAAATACAACAACTGCAACAATATCAGATTCAATAACAACAAGAAGAATAATTATGGCAAAAACAGGACAAATTTCAATTGGAACTCTGACGACTCTTAATGAGGCAGAAAATTCTATATCAATTGGTTTGATGAGTCAAGGAGGAGGAGGTTTAAATAGTATATGTATTGGGAGAAATGTAAACTATAATAATGCACAAAATACAATTTGTATATCTTTCGGAGCAGGTCAAACAAATAACGGAGGAGATAATATTTGCATAGGGTATCAGACTGGTACAGATGGTAGTGGAGGAGGCGCGAAAAAATATTCAGTTTCGATTGGTGGCTCATATATTGGTTGTGGTGAAGGAACAGTTGCTATCGGACAAGATTGTTCTAAATATAGTCCAGCTAATAACTATTCAGTTTGTATTGGTAATAGTTCTGGTTTTACAGGTCAAGGAATTAATTCAATAGCAATTGGTTATCAAGCTGGATATACAAATCAAGGAATTAATTCAATTGCAATTGGGACTTACGCTGGAAATACAGTTCAGCATGTTAATTCAATTATTTTAAATGCTACTGGTAGTAATTTTACAACTAACATTCAAGGTGCATTTTTTGTAAAACCAATTAGATCTGTTGTCGGTGGTACAGATAATCTATTACTGTGGGGTGAAACAAGTGGAGAAATATTTCAAGATAATTCTGCGAAAACATTTATTATTAACCATCCTCTTGATAAAGAGAAGTATTTAGTTCACGGGTGTTTGGAAGGACCTGAAGCAGGAGTGTATTATAGAGGAGAATCAGAGATAACAAATAGCGAATCAGTTGAAGTTTCTCTTCCTAAGTATGTAAAATCATTTTCTGATTTTACAGTACAAATTTCACCCATATATAACGGCAATATCAACATCTATAACTCAAGTGAAGTTATAGAGGGTAAATTTAGAGTATACGGGAATAGTGGTAAGTTTTATTGGTTTGTCCATTGTTTAAGACAATCAGTTGATGTTGAACCATCAAAATCAGGAAAACAAGTAAACGGTGAAGGTCCCTACGTATATGTTAAATAAGAATCTCTTATTTCTTTTTTAGTAATTTATTAAAATCAGCTTTGAGTTCAACCATTCCAGTTCCGATATTTGCTCTTTTACCACAAATGATTGCCGATGATACACCTTCTGTTGGTTCAATAATACCAGCGGCGCCAGCGTTCAAGAAGTTATCTAGTGATTCTTCGAAGCTTGCTTTGCCCATAGGTCCACACTCGTCCTTCTTTAGTGTGTATCTAGTAATTGATGCAATTCCTCCTCCGTGAAGCATTCTGTCTACTAATAACTTTGTATGACAAGAATTGATTCCATCCATAATATTTGTAAACTCTTCAATTAGAAACTCCTTTACAGCTTCAATTCCGAGAACTTCATATATATCCCAAATATTATTGGACATCGTTCTTGTAAAATCTATATGGTCAAGAGAGAGTAATTTCTTGTATGCATTAAGTTTATTCGCATTCTTATTGGGTATGGCATTTGTCTCGATAAGCCACTCTTTGGTCTTATCATCTTGAGAATAAAAGATTTCCTCTATGCTTGAAATACCACATACATGAATTTCTGATACAGTTGTAACTACGCACTCTTCAAGATAAATTTCAACTGCGTTTTCTTTATTAATAAACATAATCCTATCTTCGGGTAAAGTAATGTCTGAAGTATCAACAAATATATGGATTTCACCTATTTGACAGGGAGAAAATACACAATGTAAGTCTGAAAATTCAGAGCTAATTACAGTTGCGATTTTCTCGATTGTAAGTTTATTTTCAAAAAGCTTACCCATATTTAGTTTGACAATTACACAGTTCTTGAAACGTGTAAATTCGTCGTTATAAAACACCTTGTAGACCTCGTACCAATCTTCTGGTTCTTTATTATATTCAACAGTGATTGATTTTGAAATGTCACTCAGGGTGAGACATGTAATGGTATGACCAACTACGTTCCGTAGGTTTTCTATTGAATCTCTTCCTTCATTAAAGTAAATTTTATGGTTCACCATCTTTGGATTTTTAGTTGCGTTGATTAGCTCTTGGAATCGGGGTACACCTGTAGTCATTGTCTTGTTTGAAATACCAGCAGAATGAAAAGTATTAAGACAAGTTTGAGTTTGTTTTTCGCCGATACTTTGCGCACATATGATACCTACACTTTCTCCTGCTTGAACTAGAGTATTGAAGTAGTTCCTTTCGATTTCTCCTTTTAGTTGGGGGATGATTTCAGTATAGACTTCTTGTCCTCTGAGTTGTTTTCTGAAACGTTCCTTATTGTTCTCGACGATAGACATCGCACTATCGAGGGGAATACCAACCTGTGGTTTAATAAAGTCAATAATAAATTCAATTTCTTCATTAGTTATGATATGAGTCATTTGGAATAGGCTGATTTTATGGTTTAAATTGTATTTTTTTCATTTTTATAATTTTTGATAGATACGGTAAAATTATGACTAATTTAAATTGAATTTATAAATTAATTTTTCCATAGATAAAGAATATGGAAAACAATAATAATATTAGAATCAATATCCGTGAACCATCTCATTTATATGGAGGCATCTGTGGTTGTAATAATTGTCTCAGAGATTTCAACAGACAAAATATGGAAGTTCAGATTCAGGTCATCTACAATGATGCTTTGAGAAACATTAGGATGAATGAACTGCTTAACAGCTTTAATTTCTTGGATAATTTTATGAACTACTTTCCAGATAATTCACAAGAAGATTTCATTAATTCTCTCTTTCAGCAAGCTTCCGCTAGTGAAGAACTTGAAAGAAATGATAAAATTAAGCTTGATGTTCAATCTCAACTTTTTTCAGAGTCAGAAAAGACATTCTCTAGTTGTTCAATTTGTTCTGATGATTATAAAGATGATGATACGGTATCAACTTTAAATTGTAAACATATCTTTCATAAAAATTGTATTGAAGAATGGGGGCATTATAATCCAGTTTGTCCAGTATGTAAAGCAAGTATTAAGACACAAACCAATTAAATTTTAAGTTGAATATAACTTAAAATTTTACTACACGTATTCATCCTTATTTTCGGTTATTGTATTTTTAACTTGAGTATCAATCACAATAGTTTTAATAATAGAATCACCTTCCGATTCACTATTTATCATTTCTAATATTTTATTGTCATCATTTCCTTTTGAATTTGGAGTTAAATTACTTATTCTATTCTTGATTCCAGAAAGTAAGTTATTGATTGGTGATGAACTCCTTATTTCCTTTTTGATTGTATTTCTCTTTATTATCATATCTTCTATTGGGACAAGCTTGTCTACTATGCTTCTATTAACAAGAACTGAATTTTCTACCAATTTACAATACATATTATATTTCTCTTCTAAGTATATTCTCCCTTTATCGACTCTATTAGTTCTATTTAACATTAATACCTTGAATATGTCAATAGATAATAGATAGAAATCTTTACTTATTTTCAATTCGCTTTCCATTGTATTTTGAATTGCTAGGAAGAGTTCAATCGAGTTTATAATGCCTATAATCAATCCTATTAAACACGTTATTACGCTTATTATTCCCTGTTCAAGATAAGGTTGCAAGCCAACTGAAAATACGGAAGTTATTCCAGATAGGATTATGGTTGGAAGTTTAAAGAACTTAAGACGACCTTTTGCATTATAGTAATTGCCTTTATGAAATTCACACATTGTAGTTGAATTTAGTCTGATTTTATCGAGAATCTCTTCAATATCAATTGACCAATCATTAACTTCTCCTACTAATTCAACCTTGTTTTCAAGGTCATTGCGAATCATTTATTATTTGAATATATCGTTCAAATTAATTAAATTTAAATTATTTATACTAATAAATGGAAAATTCTGATTCTCAAATTTTGAATCCAAGTTCAGGTCCAAGTTCAGAACCAAAACCAACTTTAGACAAAAATTTATTTGCAAATAAACCAGATTGTGGTTCAGTTGGTGATTGTGGACAATTAGGAATACATGGAAGTAATCTTACTTGTAGTAAAAAAGGATACTGTGAAAATTGTAGTGTTGATTCTGATTGTAATGGAGTTGATACTCCGCCTGGAAAATGCGTAAATAACGTATGTTCTTGTCTAACTAGTAGCGATTGTTCTTGTGAGGGAAATGACCCTTATGGTTGTGGTTATGATAAAAAGGGAAATTGTACGTGTTCTAAGGAACATAAAGGTTTGGCTGTGTTAAGGATTACTCCTGAAAAGAGAAAGAATATGTTAGTCATTCTTGTTATTGGACTCTTATTAATGTTATCATGGGTTGTATATGTAGTTAAATTTTCAGACTTTGATGAGGATAAAGCCAAGAAGTATATATTATATGGTTGTGGTTTAATGTTCCTTTTAACAGTAATTGCTGTTCTTGTTTCAGGTTCAACTTAAAATTTATATTTATTTTAGATTATAAAATAAATGCTGAAGTGTAAGTTATGTAATAAGAAAATCAGTATGATGCTAAAAGACTTATATGTCTGTAGATGTTCTAACTACTATTGTTCTGGTCATATTCATACTCATAGTTGTTCCTTCAATTACAAACAACTATTTGTAGAACAGAATAAAGAACTAGTTCAAATTAAACAGAAAAAGGTAGAAAAGATTTAAACGAAGCAACTCAATTTAAATACTTATATCAGAGTATAAATAATGATTCACTTTAATAATTTTATGGAAAACAAGACTGTTCTGCAATCCAACAATGAAGAGATAAGTAATATAAGCAGAAATGAGAATGAAAACTTTTATCGATATAAGATTGAATTTAGTCTGAAAACGGCTGATTTGAAATTAGTTTTAAATCAAAATCAGTATTATTATGACTATTTCATTCCTAATTCATTAGATAAGATAGATTGTATTGAACTTAATAATATATATTATTCAGAATTGTATATTAATGATTTATATTCTTGTTCTGTTGACAATGACCTTGAAATCATACTTTGTTCAACATACTCTGACTTCAATATCCGTTTTTACTTTTCTATAAACGAGTCATTACCAGAGACTGTAAACATAAGTTATAATGCATACCTTTTTCCATATCAATTCAAACTACAAATATCGGAAATTCCATTTCAAACAGATACACATACTTATACAGATGGTGTAGTTGATGTTTTATAATTATAAATTTTATATTGCTTTTCAATATAAAATTCAGTATATTTAGTTATAGTAATAGTAATATTTTTCAATTAGAAATAAGTTTCTATCTATAAATGACAGAAGATATGAAGTTAAGCGAACCTGAAAAAATAGAAGCATTTAAAGAAACTTACGATGCTCTTTATATCGAAGATTTATCAGATGAGAAAAAAGAAGAAATAAAAGAAACAGTAAATCCTGTATTAAAACAACTCATAGACCGCCTTCAATTTCCGAAAACATATAATGTAGATATAATTGAAGGACCTATAAGTTTCTATAAATTGATGCTCAATAGAAAATCATTCTATCT